TAATCCTGTAACGGTCCCGATTGTTGCTGCCGCCCCAATCTCTAGCATGTTTACAACGTATAGATCGCCACCCGTACCCGTAACATCAGAGCCAGCAACCGTGAACTTGTATGTCCCAGTGGCTATACTCATTGCTGTAACATCGATAACCACCGTAAAATCAGTAGCACCGTTGCCCAAATGCAAGCTAGCTGAGTTTGTGGTCGTTGCAGTAGTGATCGCAGCTGATCCAGTCGCCCTCAGAACCAGACCCGAGTCTGGTGTCCCGCCGATTGGATATTGACTAATTGAGAAAGCCATTTGATTTCTCCTAGTTAGGCGACTGCGGTTGAAGATTCGGTAATGCCATAAACGCGAGAGACACAGCGGACGCTCTCATCGACCAGGCCGACAGCCCAATCAATGCGCGTGCGATATACTGGCGCAGTTGGAATCTCGCCAAGATCACGAACGCTGATGCCGCCCATGCCTTCGATCATATGCACGCCACTCTCGCCGAGTGCAATGCAGTAGACCGACACGTTGCTCGTATCTGCTGGCGTTGCACCGCTAGTGTTGCCGTTTTCGTCGATCTCGAGAATGTCCAGGCCGTTGTAAGCGTAAACCTGACGGCCAAACTCATCGCGAGTGGTCTGGATCGAAACTGAGGTGCGAAGAAATGCAGTGATGTTTCGACGCATCGCCTGACTCATCACCAGCACGCGACGACCTGCTGCGTTGTCTACGGCATCAATCGCCTCGTCAAGTTTCTTGATCGATAGCGCAGCACCAGCCATCGAGATTATGTTGGCTGCGGCAGTCGGAGCCAATCCGCCATAGCGAGCGCGGATACCATCAAACTCAAGGGGGTTGACCGCTAGCGATGCCGACATGATCTTTGCGCCTACCGATTGGCCAAGGGCAATGGCCTTCATGCGCTCATGCACGCTGCGAACATCTGGCCCCATTTGTTGGACGAGTGCGCGGTCTACGTCCACTTCGCCACCAACGAGCTTAAGTGCCTCGGTGCGAGTTTCGACGTGTCCCTCGTTTGGCGTGAATGCTGCATTCACAGCGCGAAAGGCAACCGTCGGCAGGTCGGCTTGCCGGACCCATGCGTAGGAGTTGCCGGGGATAGTGACGACAGGCATGGCGCGAAGCAGCGGAGACGATTCCGCGAACGAAGTAAGCACGCCAGCTTTCTTGTATTCGCCGTTGTTAGCTGCGAGCTTGGCAGCTTCTAGGATAGTAAGAGCCACAGTAAACCTCTAAGGGGTAAAAGATGACCCCAAGAGATCTGGCGCGAAGTGCGCTAGGCTGTGCTTTTATTCGCAAGGCCAAACAGCTCCCGAGAGGACAAGTTCGAATTGTCTTTCATGGATGCTGTCGGCGTGCTTCCCGCATGCTGACTGCTGGTGCGGCCTCCCGCCGCACCGGAACCGTTGAAGAACGCCGCATTTGATGCGTCGGCCTTCAACACGGCGGCAAACTCTGAGAAGGTCATGCTTTCGCCTGACCCAGATTTGCCAGTGATCATCGGCTTCCCGTTCTCATCGTGGATCGCAACCGCTAGCGTCCCGCTAGTGGTCCGGTCCACCTTGACGTGTCGTGCCTTGATTCGATCAGGCAGGAAGTCCATTCCAAGTTGGTTTGCGCCCGCCTTCGACAAAGCCTCGCGCAACTGGCCATCGACCAGCAGCTGCTCTGCCTGACCGCGAAACGTGTCGCGCTCGGTGTGCGCGCTGCGCAGGTCGTTTGCCATCTTGGCCTCGAGCGTCTTCTTGAACTCGTCGATCTCTTTCGATGACTTCAGCCCACCGCCCTTGAGCCGCTCGAGCGCGTCGAGAGCAGCCGCAGGGTCATCGATGCCGGCGTAATTGCGCAGCTTGACCTCGTTGTCCTTGCGTGCAGATCGCTCGTCGGACAGAGCCCGCTTGAGGCCGACCAGATCCTCGATGCCCCAGCCGTCCTTCAGCGTTGCCACCACGAACTTGCCACCAACTTCCTTTGCGATGTCTCGCAAGCCTTCGGGCAAATCGTCCAGCTTGTCTGCGCTGATGGTCAATGGCATTGGTGGCAATGAAAAGTGGCAGAACTTATTTGCAAGATAATTTCAAAGAATCTTTCACAGCTTCTCCGACAACTCAGCCAGCGACAACTCCCGCCCATCGGTCCCGACCATGTCGTCAATCGAAACCTTGCCAGATCGCCAAAGGGAAGCGCGACCAGCACCGAGCGCATCGTTTTGATCTGTAATGCTTTGCGTCTTTAGCCAGTCGCCATAGCTCAAGCTGCCCGGGACTTGGCCGTCCATGCTGGCGCGTGTCCCCATGTCCACCTTGATGCCGCGCCTGGCCAAATCTTTGTAGCTCTTCAGGACCGGAGTCACCACGGATCGGCAGTTCGGGTGAGCTGGTGGACGCTGGCCCGAGTCAATTGGGAACGTCTTGCCGTCGAGTGATCGGCAGATCGCACTGGTCCTTGTGTCGAGTGTCGAGACCCACATCACGCTGTCGATGATGTCTGGGTTCTCGGCGTAGACCACTTCGCGAGCCTGCGTCGAGACCTGATTCGATGCAGTCCGCACGATGGTCGCAGCATGGTTTCGCGGCACATCGAGCGTGGATCGCACACGCTTGATGATCAAATCTGCCGGCTCGCCAATCGCTAGACCGATCCCGATCTGCCTGGTCAAGTTTCTTTTCGCCGTCACGGCCAAGCCAGCAAACCATTTGCCCAACGGCTCACCAAGGATTGGCCGAGTGACCACCTGCTGCACTGCGTTCAAGTTAATGCCGCTTACCTCGACCTGCATTTCTTTTGGCATGGCAACTTGCAACATGCGCCGCGCCCAGTCTGCCTCGCCCTTCGCTAACGAGCGCAGGTCGCTGCTTGTGTCTGACTTCATCTGCTTTGCTGCTTCGTTCAGGATCTGCCCAACATCGATGATCAAGTCTTTGTATCGCTGCGTGGTCCATGGCCCAGTGTCCATGCCGCGACTGTTGATCCTTGCCAGCCTGCGCGTGATGGTCGCTACCAAGTCTGGATAGACCTGCTGATCGAGAAACTGCACCACGCGACGGCTGGCACCTGCACCGTATCGCTGCACCTGGATCGCGTGCCTAATGGTGCGCTGCAAGATTTCGTCATTGACTGCCACCGCTAGACTGGCTCGCTCGCTGGTGCTGGCATCGAGCTTCCCGACAGCTCGGCCTCGGCCTCGGGGTCAAGGTCGTCGCTGTAAAGTCCTCGCCGTTTGGCTTCCTCGAGGTACGTCTGCACGGTGATGCGGCCAGCTGTCGCGTCAGCTTGCAGCGATGCGATGTCAGTCTGCTTGCCGCCAAGCAAAGAGAAGTCACGAAAGATCGAGATCCTCCAATCTTCTGGCACTGTCATTGACCGCCAAGCAGCGGCCATCTGGTAGCCATTCCACAAGGACCACTCGACCTCTTCGGCCCAGCGTTGCGCGTCCGATGAATGCTGCAAGTCGGCACGCACTTCGCCAGTGGCCGTCATCGGTCCGCTTGAGGACGCGAGCGGATCCATGCCGAGCATCCTCATACGTTCTTCGATGTGCGCGAGATCATCCTTGCCAGCGGTCAACGCTGCACCGCTCACCTCGACGTAGGCAAGGTCAAAGTCCGGCGATGAAGACAGTGCCATCGCACCGGCACCCAGGCTGATTCCGTTCTCGACTTCTTCTCGCGTCATGCCCTTCCCGCGCAGAATTGCGGCCCGTGCATAATGCAGTGCCCACGATTGCTGGCTGCTCGATTGCCAATGCTGGATGTTTAGCCAGGCAAGATTCAGGAGCGGCGGCTTCTGCCATAGCTTGCCAACCAGGACGATTGGCAGACCGAGTCCGGGATAGCCATGCGGTCTTGATGTCTTCAGCACATGGCCATTTGTTGACGAGTTCGCCAGCATGGCCAGCGTCACCGGATCGGTGCTGGTGCTGGTGACCTTGCGTTCCCAGCACTCGACAACGTCCGCAGTCCATACCCACACTCGCTCGATTGTGATCTGCGAATAGTCAGGCATTGACTCATAGACCGTCTCGCGATAGCGCAGATGCGTGACCGTCTCGCGGCCTGATATGATGGTGGTATCGCAAGCGATGACGTTGTCGGGTGCGATGCGAACGAAGTAAGGCCGAGCACCGACCGCCTTCTCTTGTTGGATCGACATTGGATTGCCCTTGTCATCCTGCGCGTGGACATGGTCCACGATGTAGATGGCAAATCCACGATCAACCCGGTCCTCGTAAAGCATCGCGCCAAACATGGTGAGCGATGTGCCGCATCGGTCTGAGTCGTATTCGATTTCGTCTAGCGGCGAGTCGAGCTGACCAACCGTGATGGCCTTTTGAAAAGGCTTGCTGGACAGTGCCTGAATCGTTTTGTCGTAGGCGTTAAACAAGAACGTGCGCTGCAACCGCTCGAGATAAACCTTGCGGTCTCTGATCTCGCGCCAATCGGGAGGCGTGAACAGTTGGCCCTCGGACCGCATCTGGTCCGTGCCAGCTCGCAGCGACCGCAACATCGGCCACCAGACGCGCTCGACTGATTGCCGCTGGATCGAATAGGTGCCGACGTTGGATCCGTTGTTCATGTGATTAGGGTCTTGAGATTTCCACCGATTGGATGCCTGGCATGTACAAAATAGCCAAGAGCATCGCTCATGTGTGTCAGTTCAGGGTCTCGATTCTTATCGATCTCGCCACTACCACCAGTCAGCAAGACCACGCCATCAAGATCTCGCACCAGGTGCGGAGCTTTGCGCGGATCGACCAACAGGCGCACCTCACCTGCGGCATTCTTTAGCCTGGTATTCATGCTGTTGAGTCGATCACGCTCGAGTGGATTTGCCTTGAGCGAGCGATCACTTAGGTTCTGAAACGTGCCGCGCAAATGTTCGCGGATCAGTTCCCAGTCGGTGCCGTTGGTTGCGCTGGTCTTTCGTGAGTTGCCCGTTGCATCGCCGTAGAGATGCACTGGCCCCGTGTGATGTCCCCAGTCCATGCAGAGTCGGCGACAGACTGCCGGCGTGGTGCTGTTTCGCGGGATGTGGACTTCGCCGATCACGCACGACGCATTGAGCTGCGGTTGATCTTGCAAAACAACCGCGATGCCGGGATCGACGTTGAAATCGAAGCAGAACACCAGCGGCAGCGACGGGTCATACGACAGCGACCGCATGTGGATGTTGGCATCCCATTGGTAGTAGGCTCGACCCTCAAACGAGACAAAGTCGGCCTCGTATTCTTGGCGAAACGTCAGCGGGTCAAGATCGCGCCTGGCACTCTCGATCTCAGCAGAAGGCAGCACCTCAGATGACGACCAGTGGAACGAGTCCCAACCCTCGCGGGTCTTCGCATCGCGCCACAAATCGTAGAAATGATTGCGACCTTTTGGCCGGCCAGT